NCTCCCGGGGGCGGGAGCTACATCGCATTTCTCTTAAAGTGAAAGGACGAATCACATGATCGTACCGGCACAGAAGCTGTTCAGGTTATGAAAAGTATCAGTATTGCCTATGTTGCTTACCGTGTTGCAAAAATCCTTAATCTAAAAAAAGACCTTCCTATTCCTAAAGAAATGATTGCTCAGACATTGAATGAGGGATCAGCTTTCAAACTTGCAAAACAACATCTTGATAAGATTCAGAAAGGGACTATAATTTTAAATGACGCTGTTGCTTTATCAGCCGGACAGGGAGTCAAGAGTTATAATTCAGAAAATTCTATCGATTCACTGTGGGAGAGGGATACAAAACAATGGTGAAAATCAACTATATGAATCAATCAGAGAAAATTGCAAATATTATACATGAAATAAATAAATCGATGCCGTCTGCGGCTGAGCTGGCGGCTGCTATGTGTATGATATTAAAGCCCAATCAAAGAGCTAAAGAACAATTACGTCAATTAGGAGGTGATCCTAAAAATGGCTGAAAATCCGATTTCTTACGATGTCGATGCCGATAAAAAGTTTCAGAAAGCCATGATGCGGGCGATTGCAAGCGGGCTTGATTTATCTTTTTCAATGGGAGAAGCGGCGCGAATCATCAAAAAGGAAAACACGAAGAATTTTATTCTTAAAGGTTTTGGGAAATATCCGCCATTGTCACCTGTTTATCAAGCGAGAAAACAGCGTCTTGCGCCTGGGACACCTATTTTAACCGGTTTAACATCGCAGGGCAAAGTTTCCGGCAAATTGAAAAAATCAATTATCGAAACCACTTCTGATTCTATTGTACGAATTGGAAAAAGAAGTTTAATAGTTGGTACAAAAGCAAAATCTCGAAAAGGCGCTCCTTATCCGATTTTCGTTCAAGAAGGCACGTCAAAAATGCCGGGACGAAAATTTCTTTTTTTCTCTCAGCGCATGGTCAAGCAGATCATTAATACAATAAATGCCGACATAGCTAATCAATTATCATAATGAAGTATGATGTTGAGAGATTAGAAGCTGATCTGCTTGCATTAGTTCAAAACAAGCTTCCGGCAAAAATCACAGAAATTACAACCGAAAAAGCGGATTCAATTACGCTTGATATACCGACAAACGATGATTATTTCAATACAACTGATGATGAAGTAATTAACCGAAAAATTATTGTTCAGTATGGATTAATTGATGGCGAGCCTTTTTCAGTATCTTCTGGAACAGCGGAGGAAAACCGTTATATTTTTGCAGTTTATCTTGATGAAATGAATGAAGCAGCCGGCGTTGTCCGTAAAAAGCTTTTTCGTTATATCCGGGCGTTTAAGGAAATCTTTGAAGAAAATTTTTACTTTTTTTCATGCGTGTCAAAATTAGATATTCGTACAATTGCGCCGACTTCGGCTAGTTGGGATGAAAATGAGACTTCACCGGTTTATAAAATCGGTGGTATTTATATAGAAACTTCTCTTGCGAGTTAAAATGCCAAGAAAAAAAGAAAAAGAATTGGAAGACAATATTGGTGAAGAAATCTTTAAAGATTTAATCAATAAAAAAGATTTAACCAATAAAACCGCAAAAAAAGATCATTTAATTGTCCAAAATGAATTCAGGGCTGACATCAAAAAAGGCGATGATCTCAGTGGTATTCCTGAACGTTATTATGAAACTCTTAAAACTGAAAAAATAATTTAGGAGAAAATTATGGCTTTAAGTCAACCTAAAACATTATTCGGTATTCATCAGGTTACACTATATCAGCGTCTGGATGGACTACCTTATGGAACTTTGCGAGTGCTCGGCGGTTCAACGTTGTCTTTAACAGGTGAGCTTGTTCAACTTATGGGCGGTTCTTCCCGTTATCCCTGGGATGCTCAGGACGGAACTGTAAGTGCTGAACTGTCGTTGAAACCAAAAGAAATTCCTAATTTTCTTATACAGGTATTGCTCGGCAAATCACCGACCGAAACCTTGAATGATGCCGGCAGCGTGGATGTGCTTGCAAATGTGAAAGGAACTTCAGTGCTGAATGCTACAACCGGAATAGACAATGTTGGTGTCAAATCCGGCTCTGAATCCGATATGAAATTTGGTAAATATATTGTTAAAGCGGTTTCCGCGACTACCGTAGACGTTTATGCAATGACTAATGTTGATTTCAAACGCGGAACGGATGTGCAATATGAAGATGATACTTTAAAGATTACATCTTCTCCTTTGACAATTACCGGATCAGGCGGAGTTACTGAATTACCCAATTTCGGTGTGGAGTTTACAGGCGGCTCCGGTGTTGTTGCAATGACAGTTGATGATACGGCAGAATTTGAAATTTATCCTCCTTCTCTAGAAAAAGTCATAGCTGACATTGATGGTCTGGCTGATTGTATACCTGAATTCGGCGCTATTATAACTGCGCAGAAAAAAGGAGATGGCTCGATGTGGCTGTTTGACTGCTATAGAATTAAAGCTCTCGGACTTCCTTTCGGCATGGAGGAAAAAGCATATAATGAGCCGGAAATCACAGCGACACTGCTTTATGATAGTGATAAAGACGCGCTTTTTAAGATGAAATATCTAAAACCGGCAACAGGATGTGATTAATGGCAACCGCAAAAATTACTTTGACAAACAATATGCAATTGCTTGGAGCCGGGCCTCTTGTTATCACTCTTGAGAAAGGGCCATTGGCCGGTTTGCATTTTGCCTCTTCTTTGCCCGCTGACAGCGCGGCTGTGCATAGATTAAGGCGCGGTGACCGCAATAGTCAGGCTTTTAATTATACCGGTTCTTTAAATGTTTATGGTCGAAAATACGACTCGGACAATATTAGCAATGTTGAGTTATCTTATAGTTAACGTTCTATGACTATTGAAAGTCCTCCCAAAGTTCCATCTATAAATAGTTCTGATAATTCGAGTCCGACCGATGTAATTGGCAATAAAGATGACACCCATGAAGGTGACAGCATTTATGCACATTGTCATACAATTGAGGAGCATTTTCATAAAGCTTCAAAAGTTTATCCGACATTAGCAACTGGCGTTACAGTTTCAACGGATGCGGGGGTGTGGACTCTGGGAGCATTCGTTGAAATAGTTCCTCTGAATACTATTACTGATGATTTTGACATTCATTATGTGTCAATCGAAAATATCAACGCAAATGGAGTTTTTGAACTTGTTTTATATTCCGATGCGGATGGAATACCTGGAAATGAAGTTGAAATTGGCAGAGTAAGATTTACAAGAAATGCAATTCAATCAGCGACTTTAAATGTTCCAATGCAGACTCGGATCATAGACGCAAATTCTCAAATTAAAGCAAAACTGGCGAGTGATTCAGGCGGTGATAATGCCGTAATAAGTCTTTTTTATCATATTTATTAAATGACTATTGAAGGCCCCGACACAGGAGTTACACAAAGACTTAAACCAGGCGACGCAGACGGATTTTTTGTAAAATATAATTCCACGACAGCCGCTACGGTTACAGCCGGAAATATTGAAGCGAATAGAAAAAAATATAATTTGTCTTCAGACGCTTCGCATATAATGACAAGTCTGGCTGTTGGAGCTGATTTTCATTATCTTTATATAGATGATGATGCCAGTTCTCCACCAACACCTACAATTATTGATTCTACAATTGAGCCGTCTGTAGATGACGCAAAACGCGGATTGTATAATAACGATGATAGATGTATCGGAGTTGTGTTCAGCCCACCCGGGGGAGCGACAGTTTTTCGTTTTGAAATGGTTGCTTTAAGTAACAGGCATATAAGAATTGAGTTTCCTGGTTTTAGAAACACTTCTGCCGCTCCTTGGAATTCTCCGTTTGAGCTTGCTTCTTTAATGAATCCTACCGGCGTATGGCAAACACCTAATACTGCTGAATCCGATACATTAACACCTGTCAATGCGGTTGAAGCATATATTTTTCTAACTGGAACTGATGTTGGAGGAGCTGTCAATATTGCCTGGTTAAATAATGAATCAGCGGCTTTAAATCCAACTCTATATGCTTCTCCCAATTTTAGAGTTAGTCGTGAATTTCATCAAGCTGCTTCGTGGGGACCATTGGGAGCTTCAAGAAAAATAAAAATTGGTGAAACAGATGACGATGATAATTTGCTTGGCGCATTAATGGCGGGATATGGATATTTAAGGTAAAAAATGACTCAATATGTAATTCAGATTCAATTTGAAGAAAATAGCGTTGGTATTGGATGGCTTGCAAAGTCTTTTGAAGTGTCAGAAGAATATCCGATACCTGAAGTTGTGCCTG